GTGGTGCTTGGCATAGACGGAACAACCTGCTTGCTGCCTGCCGAACTGCATCCCGGTGCGGTGAAAATGAGCTTGTTTGGCTACGATGCAGAAAGCGATACTACACTGCGTGCAACAACCGTACCAGTAACTCTTCACATTCGACCATCTGGGTTTGTTGCAGATGGGGATACGCCAATTCCGCCTACACCGGATCTGTATACGCAGCTTTTGAAAAAACTGGACGAAAAGGCAGCTGGACTTCAAAATGGAAAAGATGGATTTTCCCCAAAAGTAAAGGCAGAACAAATGAAGTCGGGTGTTGTAATTACCATTGTCGATGCCGATGGTGAAACTTCTGCAACTCTTCATAATGGTGCAAACGGAGAAAAAGGGACAGACGGTAAATCTGCATATCAAATCGCAGTAGAACAAGGTTATCAAGGCTCTGAATCAGACTGGCTCTCTTCCTTGAAAGGCGATAAAGGCGATAAAGGTGAAAAAGGCAATACAGGAGCCAAAGGAAATCCCGGTCAAGATGGTGCAGATGGAAAATCAGCATATGCAATTGCAGTGGAGCATGGCTACGAAGACTCCGAGGAAAAATGGCTTTTATCCTTGAAAGGTGAAAAAGGTGATACTGGTGAGCGTGGTGAAAAGGGCGACACCGGATTGCAGGGCGAGCGAGGCGAAAAGGGTGAAACGGGTCAGCAGGGAGAACAAGGTCCAAAGGGCGAAAAAGGTGATCCCGGAGATAGAGGGCTGCAGGGCGTTCCCGGAGAAAAAGGTGAAAAGGGAGATGCTGGCGTAGCTGGTAAAGACGGCTTTTCCCCGATTGCGAATGTTGTGAAGGATGGCAGTGTTATCACAATCACCATTACAGATAAAAGTGGTACAACTACAGTGACATTAACAGAGGGTGCAGCCGTAGATCTTACACCATATGCAAAGACGGTTTATGTGGATGAAAAAGTGCAGGAATTGTCCGACAGTCTGACGTATACCTTGCAGGAGCACACACTTTCCATCACACATCTGGAAGATAAATCGCATACCCACGAAAATATAGCTACTTTAAATGAAATCACAGATGTAAAATGGAAGGCACTCTGGTCGGCACAGCACATTCATACCAATATAATAAGTCTGAACAGTATCAGTCCTGCGGACATTACAAATATCCATGATACTTTCCCTGCACAGATCTATGCACTTCAGCAGTCTTTGGGAGATATTCAGACTGCATTGGCTGATATTGTGGAGGTGACGGAGTAATGGCAACAATTGCGCAGTATATCGCAGCAATCAACCACCAGCGTGACCTGCTGGCAGGACATTTGGTTTCCCATGGTATCATTGCAACCGCAGATGAAAAGCTGAATTTGCTTGTTCAGAAAGTAGGATTGATACCCAGTGGATCATCGACCGAAAAAACGATTGTGTATGATGCAAATCACAAAGAAGGAATCTATCTGTCCTATAATGACATGGTTTATGGCTTGTCAGATTTCGTAACTGAGCATTCCGCATTCTGTAGCGAAAAAAACAACTATGCACTGAACTATGGCACGGACGTTTTCGGGTGGGATTACAGTTGCTATAGTTGTTCTACAACACCATTAAAGATTACATCTGCTTCGCAAATTGCAATTCGTTTTCATGCGTATAGTACGGAAACTGGCATCATGCGATTAGTACAGTCAGATACTGGAACTGTGTCAGATATTTTAGAAAAAGCACAAACAGAGGGAAGTTATATTGACCTGCCTTTGCAGTGGCTGTACAGCACGGACTACATCACAACATTGACCCCATGCGAGGACGTAACTGCAGGTACTTATTATTTGGTGTGGGTAGGGCGGAGCAATAACAGCCACCCGCTGATTCAATCTATCACAATTTTGTAAGGGGGAAAATACAATGAATATTATTGAGGCAGTAGAGCAGCTGAAAGTCGGAAAAGCAATCCAACGAAGTAACTGGGGCAATGCAAAAATTCAAGCAGTGCAGCTTGAAAATGGACAGTATCAAATTTTCGCATCCGGCGACTTGACACCGGAGATGCTCGTTTTGCTTTCTGGTGATTATGATGTGAAAGAAGAGAAAGAAACGAATGATGTGAAAGAAACGGAGGAAGCAGTGTGATTCAAGGAATTATCACGGTTGCAATCTCTGTTCTGTCCGCAACTGGCATTCTGGGTATTGGCACACGAGCAATCTTATCTCGAATGAAAAAGCAGGACAGCCATCAGAAAGCTTTGGAATACGGTGTACAGGCATTGCTGCGTGACCGGATGTTACACTGCTATAACAAGTACATTGAAGCCGGATTTGCACCCATCTATGCAAAAGAAAACTATGAAAATATGTACCGGCAGTATCATGAACTCGGTGGCAACGGTGTGATGACACATCTGCACGAGGAATTCATGGCACTGCCAACCGAGAAAGGAGAAACCGTATGAAAAGAGATTGGAAACAGTGGACGAAAGCTGCTGTTATTCGAGCAATCAAAACCATTGCTCAGACAGCAATAGCGACCGTTGGTGTGGCAGCAACCATGCAGGATGTTAATTGGCTTGTAGTTGGCAGTACCGCACTTCTGGCGGGCATTTTATCTGTACTGACCAGCGTGGCTGGATTACCTGAAATCAAGGAGTAGTACTGCTGTTTGACAATTGAAAACGGTATTGCTATCGTACAAAAAGCAGCACCGAATTTGTGTACTCCGACAAATATCACACTTTCCAGAAAAAATCCTTGACTATAGGTTAAACCTATGGTATAATGATTACAGTGGATTGGGAAACCACCCACGAATACCGGGCAAGCGGATATGGAAAGGAGGCACATATGGAGGAAATGGGAATGACGGATTTGCAGTTCAAATCCTTTATTATGCTTTTAATCAAGCAGTTAGAGGATGCGAAAACCGAGGCTGAAAAGCAAGCCATTATTGAACAGCTGAAACAGATGCTTCAGGGCTAAAAGAAAAAGCCGACTGAAAAACAGTCGGCAACGGAAACACAGAAAGAGCGGACTTGCCACCGCTTTTTCGTGCTACAACAATTATATCACGTTTTGCCCGAATTGGCAAGAAAAAATTTTAGGAGTGGTTTTTTGACACCCCAAGAAAAGTATGATAAGCAAAATACACGTTTCATTGGTTTGAAGCTGAATCGAAAAAGCGATAAGGATATTCTGGATGCCTTAGAGGGAAAAGCCTTGCAGACGGAAATCAAACGCTTGCTCCGAAAAGCTTTAGAATCCGAGAAAGAAGAAAAAGAATGAAAAATGCGGTATGTCGTTTTGGCATACCGCATTTTTCTATAGTAGTTGTTTTACTGATTTTCGGAATCTTCTCTACACAGTTCATCCAGTGTAACACCGAGGGCAGTTGCAATACGGTTCAAATTCCCGATTGTGATATTTTCAAATTTGATGTAGTCGTTTTCGTAGTCGGTAATTTTCTTATAGTGTACGCCGGAAAGAGCGGCTAACTCTTTTCGAGTAATGCCGTTCTGTTCCCGTATTCTCTTGATGTTATTCTGCATTCGGCTCACACTCCACGAGAGGATAATCGGTCGTATCACAAAGAATCAAGGTTGCAAAGCTGTCTGCATTTGTTTGAATTTCTTTGATCGGAGTAGCGACCGGAATTGGTTTCTTTTCCTTTTCTCTGAAACACAGCATCATTGCCAAGACATCAGATGCCATTTCCATTGCATCCACCAAAGAATCTCCGCACGTATAACAGTTTTCTACATCCGGAAAGTCAACCGAATAAGCGTTGTTTTTCTCTTTTGTGAAGATTGCAGGGTAAACGTATTTCGCCATTTTACCAGCTCCTTTTTGTTTTTGAATGGGGGTACAAATGCGGATTTGAAAAGTTGACAAGGAAAGCGAATGGTTCGCTTTCTTGCCATTTTGAAAACCCCGTAGGGTCGGGGCTTATTTCAGCCCCGCATCCTTCAGGATTTTGTTTGCGGTTCCGGTTGCGATTTCCTGTCCGTCATGCCGCCCAACAGAAAATGCTGTTTCTGTTTTGGGGCTGTACCAGATTTCGTGGTTTCCGCCCTCTCGGATTTTGTAGCATCCGGCTTTGCGAAGTTTCTTTTTTAATTCGCCTGTCCGCATTTGCTTTCCCCCTTTCTTTAGTTACATTATACCACGTTTTCGTGGAAAAGTCAAGCGGATTTTCGATTTTTTCAAAAATATTTTTTGTGAAAGGAATGATATGATGTCAGTCAATCATTATGACTACAACGATAGCACACAGCTTTCCCCGCATTTCAACGCTCGTGAATTTCGCTGTCAATGTGGGAAAACTCATGAAACTTTGATTGCATCTGAATTGGTCGACAAGCTGGAATCTCTCTACACCACGCTGAACTGTAGCAAAATCATTGTGACAAGCGGCTACCGTTGCCCGGAGCATGACAAGGCGGTTGGCGGTACGAGCAGCGGTCAGCATACCAAAGGTACTGCTGCGGATGTCTGCTGTTACGGGCAGGACGGACAGCCAATCAGCAGCAAGACGGTATGCTGTAAGGCTCAGGATCTGGGCTTTACTGGAATCGCTAACATTACAAGTAGTTATCAGTACACACACTTAGACGTGCGAACGTCCGGGAAATGGTACGGCGATGAAATACATGGAAACGGGACTGTAACAGATGACTTTTACAAGTATTTTGGCATGGAAAAGTCAGAGCCTGAAACAAAAAATATCTTAAAAGGGATTGATGTATCCTATGCACAAGGCATGATTGACTGGGAAAAAGTAAAAGCATCCGGGTTGGTAGATTTTGCGATTCTGCGAGCAGGCTATGGCAAAGAAACTTCTCAGATTGATGACCAATTCAGTCGAAACTATACAGCCTGCAAACAGCTGGGTATTCCGGTCGGTGCTTACTGGTACAGCTATGCCACCACTGCTGCCGAAGCAGAGCAAGAAGCAAAGATTTGCCTGCAAACAATTCGAGGAAAACAGTTTGAATATCCAGTTGCATTCGACATCGAAGAGGCTCGCTGCCTTCCACAAGCCGATGCCCTCAGCACTGCCTTTTGCACTGCGTTGGAAAATGCCGGTTATTATACGGCAATTTATACATTCAAATCTGCCTTGGAAAGTAATTTTAGTGCGGCAGTCAAAAATCGCTATGATATTTTTCTATCCCATATTGGCGTACAGCAAACAGATTATGCTGGGTCTTATGGACTATGGCAGTATAGTTGGACGGGCTGTATTCCAGGCATTTCTGGCGATGTGGATTTGGATTATGCCTACAAAGATTATCCAACCATGATACAGAATGCCGGATTAAACGGATTCACAAAAGCAACGCAACCAACTGAACCAGAGCCAACACCAACACCTAAACCAGACACCGAAGAATCTACGTTGCAGCAGATTCTGAAGCACGTGGCAAACATAGACGAAAAGCTGTAAATCCGAACCGTTTCCAGAATAGAAATAGTGAAACCGCCTTACCGGACGACATCCGATAGGGCGGTATTTTTTTATTTTATGAGTGCTGCACGAATGAAAATAGCAAACGGCGTAACATAAAGTTTGTATAGTGTAGGACAAGGGGATATGTCACCACCGACCAAGGAATTGATGAAACTGACTCTGGAACAGACCCTTGCCCACAGCGGACACCCCGTTCTTCGGTGGATGATGGATAACATTTTCATCAGGCGTGACCCTGCCGGAAATATCAAGCCGGATAAAGAAAAATCCACAGAGAAAATTGACGGTGCTGTCGCCATGATCATGGCTCTTGACCGGGCAATTCGCTGTGGATGTACTGGGGATGGAACAAGTGTTTATGACGAAAGAGATATGTTGATTTTGTAAGGAGTGAGGAATTATGCGTATTTTGAGAGGATTTTTTCGGGGACGAGATCACCCGAAAAACAGCTACGACAGTCCCAGCTACAGTTACTTCTTCGGACGTTCCAACAGTGGTAAGCGAGTTAATGACCGCACCGCCATGCAGCACACAGTGGTGTATGCCTGCGTGAGAGTTCTGTCGGAGGCGATTGCCCAGCTGCCATTACACGTTTACCAATATACCGAAAACGGAAAAGAGCGAGTGCCACGGCATCCGCTCTATTTTTTACTCCACGATCAGCCAAATCTGGAAATGACATCTTTCGTATTCCGAGAAACCCTGATGTCCCATCTGCTAATCTACGGCAATGCTTACGCACAAATTATCCGAAACGGTCGTGGAGATGTATTGGGGCTGTATCCGCTGATGCCGGATAAGGTCAGAGTAGACCGTGACCAGCGAAATCGTCTGGTCTACATCTACAGTCGCTACGATGAAGCCAATCCAAACCTGAAACAGCAGGGCGATATTGTCCTGCAGGCAGAAGATGTGCTGCATATTCCCGGACTTGGGTATGACGGCTTGGTGGGATATTCTCCCATTGCTCTTGCAAAGAATGCAATCGGCATTTCCCTTGCCTGTGAAGACTATGGTTCTACCTTTTTCGCCAACGGAGCCAGTCCATCTGGTGTGTTGGAGCATCCGGGAGTCATCAAAAATCCAGAGCGTGTGCGGGATGCTTGGCAGCGTGCCTATGGTGGTTCCAACTCGCATCATACCGCAATTTTGGAAGAGGGCATGAAATACACGCCTATTTCCATCCCCAACAATGAAGCACAGTTTCTGGAAACCAGAAAGTTTCAGGTAGAGGAAATTGCCCGGTTGTATCGAGTGCCGCTTCATATGATCGGCGATCTTGACCATGCCACATTCAGTAACGTGGAACATCTATCATTGGATTTCGTGAAATACAGTCTTGACCCGTGGATTGTTCGATGGGAGCAAGGCATGATGAAAGATCTGCTTTCCGATTCAGAGAAAGGCAAATACTTCATCAAATTCAATGTAGAGGGGCTTTTGCGTGGTGACTACGCTTCCAGAATGCAGGGCTATGCTACCGCCAGACAGAACGGCTGGATGTCCACCAATGACATTCGGGAACTGGAGGATATGAATCTGGTGCCGGAAGAACAGGGCGGAAATCTGTATCTCGTAAACGGTAGCTTCACCAAACTTGCTGATGCAGGTGCATTTGCAAAGAAAAATGAAAAGGAGGAAACGACCCATGAAGAATAATCGTTTCTGGAACTGGGTACGCAACGAAGAAACCGGTGCATCGGAGATGTATTTGTACGGTGCGATTGCGGAGAGTACATGGTTTGAAAATGACATCACCCCTGCCATGTTCCGCTCGGAACTGCAAAAACACAGCGGCGATGTGACCGTCTTTATCAACTCGCCGGGCGGCGATGTGTTTGCTGCCAGTCAGATCTATACCATGCTCCGAAACCATCCGGGCAAGGTCACGGTCAAGATTGACGGCATTGCCGCTTCTGCGGCTTCTGTGGTGGCGATGGCTGGAGAAGAAACCTTGATTTCACCGACCGGAATGCTGATGTGCCACAATCCGATGACCTGTGCCATGGGCAACAAGGCAGATATGGAGAAAGCAATCGCACTTCTGGATGAAGTCAAGGAATCCATTATCAATGCTTATGCAGAAAAATCGCATCTCAGCCGCAATAAGATCGCAAGGCTGATGGATGAAGAAACGTGGATGAATGCAGAAAAAGCATTGCAGCTGGGATTTGTAGACGGCATTCTCTTTTCTAAAAAGAATCCGTTTGTTCCAGAAGAAAAACCAGAAAAAACAGATCCAGATGAAAAAAAGAAAGAAAGCACAGCATCCATGCTGTACACACCATCCAAAACGCTGGATTCTTTTCTGCAGAAGATTTCTGCAACTGCATC